TACAGCTTCAGTTAAACTGAGAGCTAAAAATGTCGGCAAAAGTGACAGTGAAGTAAGTGCTGTTGCTTTGGAACTTGCAATGAATTCGAAAAGACTACGTGATGCCGAAAAAGAACTCAAAGAACTGTTGATATACAGTGGTAATGGAGATGTTTGGGAAGACATGCTTCGAGAACGAACACGCCTAATCAAAGAAAGAAATGCGGCCGAAAGAGAAATGGCAAAAATAAAAGCCAAACAAAGAGAACAAATGGCAGAAGATATTTTAACCATCATTGTTTCTTTGGTTGGCTTATTCATTGCCATGGCAGTAATTTCTATCGTATGGCAACTTATAACCAGAAATTAAAGAACCTCATATTCATCTTTGCCTACACCACATTCTGGACAAAGGAAATCTTCTGGTAAATTCTCCCACTTGCCCTCAGTTTCTTCATCGTGGACATGTCCACAAACTACACAAACGTGATCTGATTTCATAGTGCCTCCAATACTTGTTTATATGCATTTGCGTGACGTTGTTCCACTTTTTTCAAAGCCGCAAATCGCTTTTCTGCTTTATCTAATATCGCTTTAAATTGTTCAGCATGTTCTTGCGATTCTGCGATTTGTTCTTTAGCTTCTTTAACGGCAGCTTCATTACCTTCATTCTTAGCAACAGCTTCAAACTCAGGATACATCACAGTGTATTCATAGGTTTCACCGTCAATTGCTTTTTCAAGACATTCTTTCGTAGAAGGTTTGCCAATCAAAAGTTCTAGGTGACCCCATGCGTGTTTGATTTCTTGGTCTGCCGTATGTTCAAAGTGTTTTGCAACATCTTCAAGTCCTTCTTCACGGGCAATCTTAGCAAAGTAACGATATTTGATATGTGCCATCGACTCACCAGCCAATGCACTCTCAAGATTTTTTAAAGTAAGAGACATTTTTTTCCTTTTTTTTATAATGGTGCGCCCGAAGGGACTTGAACCCCTAACCAACGGATTATGAGTCCGCTGCTCTAACCATTGAGCTACAGGCGCTATTTTTTTATTTAAAAAGAAAATGCCTGGTGATTTTATCTTTTAACATTTCGGGAACGGTTGTATACGGCCATTCCAAAAAGAAAGGACAAAAAGTTCCCCATTTATTTTCTTTGAAATAACTTCTAGTTATTTTTAGGTGTTCATCATTTTTTGGATCAAAAATTTCACGATTCATCAAAGCTTTTTTACTAATTTCATTCAAAATCATTTAATAAACTCCAAACTGTCTTTACGAATGTAATGTATTACCTGTGTTTTTTGTTGCGATGGCACTTGTTTTACCACAGGCAAAAACAACACTCCTTCAATTTCTTTGGAAGGAACATTCAAAAGAGTATAATATTCTTCGTGATTTGTGCGAACACGAACTTTTTTAAAAAAGGATTTATTTGATGTTTTCATAATAAAGACATTATATATCAAAAATGAGGTTCAATCAAGAACCCCATTCATGTTTGCCATTTAGGCACCAATATTTCTCTGACGAGATTCAAGTTTTGTTTGTTTAACACCCTTTACAATTTCAATGATGAAACTGAAGAATTTTTTGATGTGTTTCATTTTTCTTCTTTTTCTTTAATTGAAATTTTTTTAACGGCATCTTGAACTTTAACCATATTTTCCAGCCAAATTTTCAACATGCCATTAACATATTCCGCTTCTTGAATTTCAATCTTATCAGAAAGTTTGAATTCATGAAGGAAATTTCGGTTTGCAATTCCCTTGTAGATAAAATTAGATTTATCTTCTTCATTATCTTGTGCTACACCTTTGATAACAAGTTTATTACCTTCCAATGTAACTTCAATATCAGATTTTGCAAAACCCGCAACAGCCATTTCAATGACAAATTTGTTGTCTTTGATTTGTTTGATGTTGTAAGGTGGATAATTTACAAATTTTTTGGATGTGGTTGATGCCATTTCCTGAAGTTCTTTGAAAACATCAGAAAAACCGATGGCCCATGGATCCAATTTGTGAAAGTCTAAAAGTGCATTCATAAGTTTCTCCTTAAAAAGCGAGTTAATAAAATTGCCACCCTTTCGGCGTGACGGCATGCGTTTTAACTTATGGCGTAGGTCGCATCCCCTGCCATTCCCATCCCGAGGAATTATTTCTCAGAAATAAATTCGTTCAGCATCTTTGCTTTACGAATAACTTTATCTTCCGTTGGATATTCTGGAACTTCAGTCAGAAATTCCTTTGCATCCTTATTTTGACTAACCGCTTGCTCCCATTTACGCAGAGCAGTTTCTCGGCGAGTATGAAAATCCTGTTCAAGCATGTCCTTAGACATTTTCAAAAGTTCTAATCTAATTTCATATGGTGTAAGTGACATAATATTCTCCTTTGTGTGTGTTAAATGTGTTTGATAGTTTAGGATATCAGCCTATTAATATTTATTTGATTACCATGAGCATAGTCAATAGTGAAACAGAAAGTATACCAAATGTTATTAGGCGACCAAATAAAGCACCTAAAAATGCGCCAATGGCAAAAATACTAATTGTTGACAGTTGAATTTCCATGATTAAAATCCTATAACAGTTAAACTATTATACCACAGTTTTTTGCACTTGTCAACCAGATTGATTGGATTTTTTTCCAATGTTGTATTTTGGTATCAGCTGCCAATCATTTTTTTCTTTGTGTGAAAGAATTTTAACTTGAGATAAAAAAATTGGAGGAGGATTTTCCGTTTGTTTCTTATTTACCACTTTTACAAGACCCCAATCCTCCAGTAAATTAACAATTGCATTTCTTCTGGAAAGATCATTCTCGGTTATATCCGTAGGTTTACCATCAAGTGCAAATAGTTCTTTAAAATGAACTATGTAATATGATCCTCTTTTGTGTAAAATATGACAAGACTGATATAGAGTTTTGTCTTTTTTAGAAGCAACTCCGATTCTCGTTAGTGTTTCTCTTACTTTTAAAAAATCGTCATCTTCATTTAATGTCACCTGTATTAAATCTTTTACTTCAATCATTTCACTCCGCCTTTATCTGTTTTTATTCTTATTTCAGCGATTTGTTCATCAGAAAGTATACGAAGTGCTTCTACAGCCTTTCGGTCAGAATAACCAAAATATAACTTTACACACTCAATATCTTTATCTTTTTGAGCCTTTTGCCACGGTTGGAACTTCCGTTTCATAGGTCTGATATTATTTAGAAGATAGTGATATTGCATATCTTTATCTAAAGAAGGATTAAGATTCATCTCCTGTGCGAAAAGAACGCAATCTAAGTGATAGGATAAGGAACGGTTTACAATAAAAGGTGCGTAGTCTACAAAATCTAACTCTCCATCTTGTTTCTTTTTGTGTAATACTAGATCAACATAATCAAACGGACTCATTTGAACTCACACTCCACCATGATTTCCGTGAGACAGGCCATCAAATTGATTTCGTGATCGGCAACAAAAGCTGCCTGATATTGATATTTGGCAAGAATAAGTACTAATTGTGGTACAGAACCACCCTTCAGTTGTTCGTACAGTGAATCATAGAGTGTGCGAAAAATACGTGCAGGATCGTTGTCCAAGTTGTTGGTGACCCATTTACGACAAGACGCAAAATCTTTATTGGCCAAAGATTTGGTCAATTCACCAAGTTGCACATCGGAAATTGCAACAAGAATACCTTTATCAATGACACCACTAACACCATATCTCTGTAACTCATTTAGAATTCGGCGATTGTCTGGAAAATGTTTTGTGATGACTGCGGCCACAACATCTTTTTCATATTGAATTTTTTCAGTCTGAAGAATCCATTCAACACGTTTGAAAAATTGTGCTGCCATTTTAGCTTTACTACCATTGGCTTTGAAATCAATGACAGTACAACGAGAATGAATTGGATCAATAATTCTGTTTTTGAAGTTACAAGTAAAGATAAAGGAACAATTACTTGCAAATTCTTCAATGCCAGCTCTCAGAATTGCTTGTGCATTTGGTGTCAGGTAGTCTGCTTCATCAAGAATAATGACCTTGCGGCCGCCCATCAAAGACATTGATGATGCATAGTTTTTAATCTTGACGCGAATGGTGTCAACACCATTCTCATCAGAACCATTGATTACAATATAATCACAACCAACTTCTTCACATAGAGCTTTCGCAACTGTGGTTTTACCGACACCTGCGGTACCACTCAACAATAAATTGGGTATTTCTTTCTTGTTTGAAAATTCCTGAAAGGTCTTTTTAATATTTTCGGGAAGAATACAATCTTCAATTTTATTTGGGCGATACTTTTCCACCCAGAGCATGTGTTCTGTCATTCAAATTCTCCATAATATAAAACATCAGTATATCAGATTTTACGCCAAGTGTCATTCTCTTTGACATAAAGTTTACCATCAGGACCAGGTACAATATTAACTGTTACATCCTTTCTTGTTCCTTCAACATATTCTTCACCGAAACCAACAATATTGTATTGGCTCCACGATTGTACAGGTTTCCGTGTGCCATATGTTGCTTGTAATTGCAACACTGGTTTACCTTCAAGTTGTTTTTCCAACTCTTTAGTAGGTAATTCATCTTGCTTGTAAACAATTCGTTCTTGCACCTCCTTGTAACCAGCAACACCAGCCAAAAAAAGGCCTGTTAAACCCAGGCCTTTTGCAAAGTTTCTACGACTGTTGCTCACATTATTCTCCAAATTTGGAGTCTTTAGATTCAATTGCAATCCAATATTCCATAGTTCCGTTAGAATTTTTAAATGATGCCAATCCTTGTGATGAAATCTCTACATCATATGTGCCCATAATCATTTTAAAATTTTCTGTAAGAAACACACATTTGAATTTTTTGTTGTCCACAGAATCACCAATTTCAATAGAATTGGTGTGTGATGAATCATCTTTTGCATCAAAAACGGATACAAAAATTTTGGAACCATCAGATTGAAAAGAGATGTGTGGTGCTTGAAGAACACTAGCATTTTTTAATGCTTGAGATAAATCTTCTTCTTTTAAATTGAATTGTGCATCAATAGTTGGCAGCTTCAATTCTTTCTCTGGTGGAGAAACAATCATAGTTTTTGCCGTCATTCTGTATTCGGTTTTACTACGTCCAGATTTAAAAATCACATTGTTAGTTTCAAAGTGCAATTCAGTATCTTTATTCAAAGAATGTACGGACAGAAATTGATTCAAATCATAAATGCAAAAGTCTTGTGGAAATTCATCTGTCAAAGTTGCTTTTGCAAGAATAGTTTTTGTGGAAGAAATCGTAGAGATTTTATTGCCACGTTTAAATTCAATTCCAGAATTAATTCCTGCAAAATTTTTAAGCACATTTAGTGTTGTGTTAGATAGTTTCATTAAATACTCCCTTAGTCAATTCATTTATTGTATTTGAACCAAAAGATTTTGTCAAGCATCCTAACAATTTTTTCTTTAATTCATTTACAGTTCCAACATTATCAATAACATAATCTATTTGTCCACCAATCCATCTCCATTCGGATTCATGTACTTGTACATTGTTCTTCATAAATGATTCGGCTTTAAAATCTCCATGATTTGCTTTTACTGCAATATTATACCAATGTGGTTTAATTTCTCTCTGTATTTCAATTAATACTCCACCGTAGTTACTAATAAAATCAATTTCATTTTGAAATCTAACATCTGTAACGACATAATTTTGTTCCGGTGAATTATCAATATAATTTTTCAGTTTTAAAATCCAAAAATCTTTATGAAATACATTACGACCAACTTCTGTGCCCATGAGTTGAAGTGCTAGACGAGGAGTGAATTCTTTTCCAAATTCATATGACCAAAATTTATCGGGCTTTTCTCGCCAATCTCTAGAATGTTGTGTATCACCTTCAAGTAAATGTCGGGGCCATCCAAACATTTCTGCTGTAACATCCTTAACACCTTTTGCAAAGGAAATAGGAGTGAAACCCATATCTTTAAGAATGTCGCCAGCGGTGCCTTTACCTGAACCAATAAATCCAAGTAAACCCACAATCATTACATTTCTCCAACGAAATTAGCAACAGCTGGCATATCACCTTGGAAATGATATGTTCCAATATGTGATGTTTTCATCCATGGACACAACCAAATTTGTCCACCTATTTTTCTCCACATTTGACAAAACATATAATCTTCTGAAAGATATCTATCTGAACCACCACCTGTAATCGAATCTTTTGTATCAATCACAGTATCAAAAAATGCATGAATATATCTAGAACCGTCAAAGTGTGCTTGACCAACGTGATCAGGTTTATAACGAATCATTGGATAAGCTTCTTCCATTTTACCAAAAACTTCACGATTAACCAACATAAAACCTGTTCCAATTTCCAATACTTCTAATGGTTCAGTTACACTGAACTTTTCCGTACCTTTAACTGGATTAAAAACAAAATCACCAGTAACTTTTTCTAAAAGTTGTGGTTCAATTTCCGGATTCTTTTCCAGAGCTTTGCGAACAGAACGCCATTTAATGGCTTTCTTTGGATAAGGCCCACCAATAACTTCTTTATCTAAAGCAAGAAGTGCAATAACATCTCTAGGTTCAAAATGAATATCAGAATCAATAAACAATAAGTGTGTGCATTCAGAACGGTGTAAAAATTCGTCCACAAGATAATTACGAGCTCTTGTAATCAAAGATTCATTGAACAAGAAAGAAAATTTAACCGAAACACCGTATTGAACGCAGAGAGCTTGAAGATCGAGGCAGGCTTTTGCATATAAACCGTGATTCATTCCTCCATACATTGGTGTGGCTACAAATAGACTTTTTTTCTGTAAGTCTTCTTTTTTAATTGAAATTTCCATTTGCTCTCCAAATATAAAAAAAGGGAGTTACACCAATGGTGTACTCCCCGAGTTCAACTTAATTAAGCTGAAAAACTGTAACCTGCACGAAGGGCAGTACGAACCATTGCTTTGGTTGGTGTGCCAATACGATAGACAGAC